TTTGATCATATGACAAGATGTGTATCCACCTTAACTTAATGATTTTTACCAAAATCATTAGGGGATTCATCAGCGCACAGGATGACATTCTGATGACGGTCATGCTGTGGCGTCTGGATACCGGCGATATTGCCGGTGCGCTGGAGATTGCCCGTTATGCCCTGAAGTACGGTCTGACCATGCCGGGTAAACACCGCCGCACCCCGCCGTACATGTTCACCGAGGAGGTAGCGCTTGCGGCCATGCGCGCCCACGCGGCCGGTGAGTCTGTGGATACCCGCCTGCTGACGGAGACCCTTGAACTGACTGCCGCTGCTGACATGCCTGATGAAGTGCGCGCAAAGCTGCACAAAATCACCGGTCTGTTTCTGCGTGACGGTGGTGATGCCGCCGGTGCGCTGGCTCACCTGCAACGTGCGACACAGCTCGACTGTCAGGCAGGCGTCAAAAAAGAGATTGAACGACTGGAGCGGGAGCTGAAACCGAAGCCGGAGCCGCAGCCCAAAGCGGCCACCCGTACCCCGCGTAAGACCCGGAGCGTGACACCGGCAAAACGTGGACGCCCGAAAAAGAAAGCCAGTTAACAACCGAATGCGCCCCGCGCCAGGGCGGCACGCCGGTCAGTGAGGGTGAATCACCTGACACTGCACCGGCGTCCACCGCCCGACTTTTCAGAGGTAGTCATGATGACGCTGATTATTCCGCGAAAGGAGGCTCCCGTGTCCGGTGAGGGTACGGTGGTCATCCCGCAACCGGCAGGCGACGAGCCGGTGATTAAAAACACGTTCTTTTTTCCCGATATCGACCCGAAGCGCGTCCGGGAACGTATGCGCCTTGAGCAGACCGTCGCCCCCGCCCGTCTGCGTGAGGCCATCAAGTCAGGCATGGCGGAGACGAATGCGGAGCTGTACGAGTACCGCGAACAGAAAATTGCCGCCGGTTTTACGCGTCTGGCGGACGTTCCGGCGGACGACATCGACGGTGAAAGCATCAAAGTTTTTTACTACGAGCGCGCCGTGTGTGCGATGGCGACCGCGTCGCTTTATGAGCGTTACCGCGGCGTGGATGCCAGTGCGAAAGGCGACAAGAAGGCCGACAGCATTGACAGCACCATTGATGAACTGTGGCGGGATATGCGCTGGGCGGTGGCGCGTATCCAGGACAAGCCGCGCTGCATCGTGAGTCAAATCTGATGAAGACCTTTGCGCTACAGGGCGACACGCTCGACGCCATTTGTGTCCGGTATTACGGGCGCACTGAGGGCGTGGTTGAGACCGTGCTCGCCGCAAATCCGGGACTGGCTGAACTGGGTGCGGTGCTGCCGCACGGCACCGCCGTCGAACTGCCCGACGTTCAGACCGCGCCCGTGGCTGAAACTGTCAATCTGTGGGAGTAACGCATGACAGCAGAAGAAAAAAGCGTCCTGTCGCTTTTCATGATTGGAGTGCTGATTGTTGTCGGCAAGGTGCTTGCCGGTGGTGAACCCATCACCCCGCGTCTGTTTATCGGGCGCATGTTGCTCGGTGGTTTTGTCTCGATGGTTGCCGGTGTTGTTCTGGTGCAGTTTCCTGACCTGTCACTGCCTGCGGTGTGCGGCATCGGCTCCATGCTGGGTATCGCCGGTTATCAGGTGATTGAGATTGCCATTCAGCGCCGCTTTAAGGGCAGGGGGAAACAGTAATGCCGGTTATTAACACGCATCAGAATATCGCGGCCTTTCTCGACATGCTGGCCGTGTCCGAAGGGACGGCGAATCACCCGCTGACGAAAAACCGGGGCTATGACGTGATAGTCACCGGACTGGACGGGAAGCCGGAAATCTTCACCGACTACAGTGACCACCCGTTCGCACATGGCCGACCGGCGAAGGTGTTTAACCGTCGCGGTGAAAAATCCACGGCCTCCGGTCGCTATCAGCAGCTTTACCTGTTCTGGCCGCACTACCGCAAACAGCTTGCCCTGCCGGATTTCAGTCCGTTATCACAGGACAGACTCGCCATTCAGTTGATCCGCGAACGCGGTGCACTGGATGACATCCGGGCGGGACGCATTGAGCGCGCCATTTCACGCTGTCGCAATATCTGGGCGTCCCTGCCGGGTGCCGGTTACGGTCAGCGTGAGCATTCACTGGAAAAACTGGTCACCGTCTGGCGTACCGCTGGCGGCGTACCGGCTTAAACGGAGTAAACACCATGAAGAAATTATCCATTTCACTGATGCTGAACGTGTCGCTGGCGCTGATGCTGGCACTGTCCCTGATTTACCCGCAGAGCGTGGCTGTCAGTTTTGTCGCTGCCTGGGCAATTCTGGCGACGGTTATCTGTGTGGTTGCCGGTGGTGTCGGCGTGTATGCCACTGAGTATGTGCTGGAACGCTACGGGCGGGAGCTGCCGCCGGAATCGCTGGCCGTGAAGATTGTCACGGCGCTGTTTTTGCAGCCGGTGCCGTGGCGCAGGCGGTCAGTGGCTCTGGTAGTGATGGTGGCGACGTTTATCTCGCTGGTCGCTGCCGGGTGGATTTTTACTGCGCTGATTTATCTTGTGGCGTCGCTGTTTTTCCGGCTGATACGTACGGCCTGCCGTCAGCGTTTTGAGGGGCGGGAACCATGTCAAAGCTGATGACGGTGCTGGTTGTGTTGTTATCACTGGCGGTGCCGGGGCTGTTTCTGGTGAAGCATGAAAATGCCAGCCTGCGCACCTCACTGGACAGGGCGAACAGCGTCGCCAGCGGGCAGCAGACGACCATCACCATGCTGAAAAATCAGCTTCATGTTGCCCTCACCAGAGCAGACAAAAACGAGCTGGCGCAGGTGGCACTGCGTCAGGAACTGGAGAACGCCGCGAAGCGTGAAGCACAGCGCGAGAAAACCATCGCGAGGTTACTGAATGAAAACGAAGATTTTCGCCGCTGGTACGGCGCTGGCCTGCCTGATGCTGTGCGCCGGTTGCACCAGCGCCCGGCCTGCGCCGACGCCAGTGATTGTCCACAACGCCTGCCCGAAAGTGAGCCTTTGCCCGATGCCGGGCAGTGACCCGGAGACGAACGGCGATTTAAGTGCCGATATCCGGCAGCTTGAGAACGCGCTGGCACGCTGTGCCAGCTTGGTAAAAATGATTAAACACTGTCAGGACGAAACCGATGCTCAAACCCGACAGCCTGCGCAGGGCGCTGACTGATGCCGTCACGGTGCTGAAAACAAGCCCCGAGATGCTGCGGATATTCGTGGATAACGGGAGTATTGCCTCCACACTGGCGACGTCGCTGTCATTCGAAAAGCGTTACACGCTCAATGTCATTGTGACCGATTTTACCGGTGATTTTGACCTGCTCATCGTGCCGGTGCTGGCGTGGCTGCGGGAAAATCAGCCCGACATAATGACCACCGACGCAGGCCAGAAAAAGGGCTTCACGTTTTATGCAGACATCAACAATGACAGCAGCTTTGATATCAGTATCAGTCTGATGCTGACCGAGCGCACGCTGGTCAGTGAGGTTGACGGCGCACTGCATGTGAAGAATATCCCGGAACCTCCGCCGCCGGAGCCGGTCACCCGCCCGATGGAGCTTTATATCAATGGCGAACTGGTGAGCAAGTGGGATGAATGAGTTTAAGCGTTTTGAAGACCGGCTGACCGGACTGATTGAATCGCTGTCACCGTCAGGGCGTCGGCGACTGAGCGCCGAACTGGCGAAACGTCTGCGTCAGAGTCAGCAACGCCGGGTGATGGCACAGAAAGCCCCGGACGGCACACCCTACGCACCACGCCAGCAGCAGAGCGCCAGAAAAAAGACCGGTCGCGTTAAACGAAAAATGTTTGCGAAACTTATCACCAGTCGTTTTTTGCATATCCGCGCCAGCCCTGAACAGGCATCAATGGAGTTTTACGGCGGGAAGTCACCGAAAATAGCCAGTGTGCATCAGTTCGGTCTGTCGGAAGAAACCCGGAAGGACGGTAAGAAAATTGATTATCCGGCGCGTCCTCTGCTCGGCTTTACCGGTGAGGATGTGCAGATGATTGAAGAGATTATCCTGGCTCACCTCGACCGTTAGTTGTGCCATTCCTGACACCTCATCGTCACATTGCCGCCGGTATGACCCGGCGGCATCCTTCCCGTTATGAACACTCTCGCAAATATTCAGGAACTCGCGCGCGCACTGCGCAACATGATCCGCACCGGCATTATCGTCGAAACCGACCTTAACGCCGGTCGCTGCCGTGTGCAGACCGGCGGCATGTGTACCGACTGGCTGCAGTGGCTGACCCATCGCGCCGGACGTTCGCGCACATGGTGGGCACCGTCCGTGGGGGAACAGGTGCTGATTCTGGCCGTGGGCGGTGAACTTGACACGGCGTTTGTTCTGCCGGGGATTTATTCCGGCGATAACCCCGCGCCGTCTGCGTCGGCGGATGCCCTGCATATCCGTTTCCCTGACGGGGCGGTGATTGAGTATGAACCCGAAACCAGTGCACTCACGGTAAGCGGAATTAAAACGGCCAGCGTGACGGCTTCTGATTCTGTTACTGCCACGGTGCCGGTGGTCATGGTGAAAGCATCAACCCGCGTCACCCTGGACACACCGGAGGTGGTCTGCACCAACAGGCTGATTACCGGCACGCTGGAAGTGCAGAAGGGCGGGACGATGCGCGGCAACATTGAACACACCGGCGGTGAACTCTCATCAAACGGTAAGGTACTGCATACCCATAAACACCCCGGCGACAGCGGCGGCACAACCGGGAGCCCTCTATGACAGCGCGTTATCTCGGAATGAATCGCAGTGATGGCCTGACTGTCACTGACCTTGAGCATATCAGCCAGAGTATCGGCGATATCCTGCGCACACCGGTCGGCTCACGGGTGATGCGTCGTGATTACGGCTCGTTGCTGGCGTCAATGATTGACCAGCCGCAGACCCCGGCGCTTGAGTTGCAGATTAAGGTCGCCTGTTACATGGCGGTGCTGAAATGGGAACCCCGCGTCACCCTGTCATCCGTCACCACTGAGCGCAGTTTTGACGGGCGAATGACAGTTACGTTAACCGGCCAGCACAACGACACCGGCCAGCCACTTTCGTTAACCATCCCTGTGAGTTGAAACCATGCCGATTATCGACCTGAACCAGCTACCTGCACCGGATGTGGTCGAGGAGCTGGACTTTGAAACCATTCTTGCCGAACGCAAGGCGACACTGATTTCCCTTTACCCGGAAGACCAGCAGGAGGCGGTCGCCCGTACCCTGACGCTGGAATCCGAGCCTCTCGTCAAACTGCTGGAGGAAAATGCTTATCGTGAGCTTATCTGGCGTCAGCGTGTGAATGAGGCCGCACGGGCGGTGATGCTGGCCTGTGCCGCGGGTAATGACCTTGATGTGATTGGTGCCAATTACAACACCACGCGCCTGATTATCACCCCGGCAGATGATTCGACTATCCCGCCGACACCGGCAGTGATGGAGTCTGACACCGATTATCGTCTGCGTATTCAGCAGGCGTTTGAGGGCTTAAGCGTCGCCGGGTCGGTGGGTGCCTATCAGTATCATGGTCGCAGTGCCGACGGGCGCGTCGCGGATATCTCTGTCACCAGTCCGTCTCCGGCCTGCGTCACCATCTCTGTGCTGTCACGTGAAAATAACGGTGTGGCATCCGAAGACCTGCTGGCCGTGGTGCGTAACGCCCTTAATGGTGAGGACGTCAGGCCGGTGGCCGACCGCGTGACCGTGCAGTCTGCCGCCATCGTTGAATACCAGATAAACGCCACGCTTTACCTTTACCCTGGTCCCGAAAGCGAACCCATCCGCGCTGCTGCCGTGAAAAAACTGGAAGCGTACATCACGGCACAGCACCGGCTGGGGCGCGACATCCGTCTGTCTGCCATTTATGCCGCTTTGCATGTGGAAGGCGTGCAGCGTGTCGAGCTGGCCGCACCACTGGCCGACATCGTGCTCAACAGTACGCAGGCGTCTTTCTGCACCGAATACCGCGTCGTGACCGGAGGCTCGGATGAGTGATTCGCGACTGCTGCCGACCGGCTCATCACCGCTTGAAGTTGCTGCCGCAAAAGCCTGTGCGGAAATTGAAAAAACGCCGGTCAGGATTCGTGAGCTGTGGAACCCGGACACCTGCCCGGCAAATTTGCTGCCGTGGCTGGCGTGGGCGTTTTCGGTCGACAGGTGGGATGAAAAGTGGCCGGAAGCGACAAAACGCGCCGTTATCCGCGATGCCTATTTCATCCACTGTCATAAAGGCACTATCGGCGCAATCCGGCGTGTGGTGGAGCCGCTCGGCTATCTCATCAACGTGACGGAGTGGTGGGAAAACAGTGACCCGCCCGGCACCTTCCGCCTTGATATTGGTGTACTGGAAAGCGGTATCACAGAGGCAATGTATCAGGAAATGGAACGGCTGATTGCTGATGCCAAACCTGCAAGCCGTCACCTTATTGGTCTGAACATTACCCGGGACATTCCCGGCTACCTGTTCGCCGGTGGTGTGGCTTATGACGGCGATGTAATTACGGTTTACCCCGGATAAGTGAGGAATAATGAGCACAAAATTCAGAACCGTTATCACCACTGCCGGTGCAGCAAAGCTGGCAGCGGCAACCACGCCGGGAGGGCGGAAGGTCAACATTACCACGATGGCCGTCGGGGATGGCGGTGGTAAATTGCCTGTCCCGGATGCCGGACAGACCGGGCTTATCCATAAAGTCTGGCGACATGCGCTGAATAAAATCAGCCAGGACAAACGAAACAGTAATTATATTATCGCAGAGCTGGTTATTCCGCCGGAGGTGGGCGGTTTCTGGATGCGTGAGCTTGGCCTGTACGATGATGCGGGAACGCTGCGTATTACCGTGAAGGAGATCGGTGAGTAACATCGATGGAGATCGGTTCGTG